TACAAGTTGGGTCGTATTCTTCCCAGATCCAAAAGTTACGATCAAAACCTGTACGGTATTTGGGCTCTCTGTGGAGAGACAACATCCATTCCATATCTGTAGAATCAATAACGGTTTCACCGGAAGTATTGAAATTGCATTCTAACTCCTGCGCAATCTGTCGCTTGGACATGTTCCTGGTTTCTTTTTTATACCAGTCTTCATCTCTATCTGGATGTACATCCCAAGGGAGCGTGGTTAAATTAAAATTATTTACCCCTGCCTCGGCATCCGTACAAGTTTTATGAAACCAGTTTCCAACGCCGTTAGGAGTTGAGAGCGCAATACAGCGGCCACCGGTGGATAGAGTAGGATACAAGCCTGTCCATAGTTCTTCGAGACCTTCGATGTGTGCAGCCTCGTCAAGAACCAAAAGAGATAGCGCCTCGGAACGACCAGCATCGCCAGAAGTGGAAGCAGCCTTAATTGATGATCCGTTGGACAATTCAAAAGAGGTTCTATTATCAACTATGATTGTTGCGATCTTCAACCAATCTGGAATGTTGCGCATCATCCCTTTAACTTTCTTAACCAAGTTTCCTGCTGTCGCAAACTTCGTTGCCATAACGAGGATTGCTTTATCACGATGAAACAGCATCATCCAAACAATATAACCAGCAGTGATTGTTGATATGCCTAGCTGTCGTGCCTTGAGTATAACATTAAAACGATAATCGTTGAACTCTTTTAATAGATCATCTTGAAAATCGTATGTATCAAATAAAATAAGCCCGCGCATCGGGTGAGATATACGGGCGTAGTTCTTTAAAAAATAAGCGGGATCTTTACCGCATTTTACTATTTCCTTTACGGTTTGCTTTTTGTCTAATTGAAAGTTCATTAATCATTTTCGGTTTGTTCTGCGGGAGTGCGCTTCATTTCGGAGAGTGGGAAATCCTCATCATAGTCTTCTTCTGGTTCCTCCCAATAACTCAAATCTCTGGGATGAACCACCAACGCATTTACGATTTCATCTATATATACCTTTGCCTTCTCCATGCTTATTCCGCCCGATACAACATAGTTTCCCATTTTCGTTATAAAAGTGTCAAGATCGTCCAGGGTGCCATCAAAATCTGGTACATTTAATGTCACCAACGCATGCTGTACAAACTGATTTTCGAGTTCTTTAGAAACTTCGTCCATTCTCTGTTCATCAGCATATTGAAGAAGATCGGGATCCTCTGGCAACTGCGTGTATTTCGGAAGTGCTTCTTTGAGAACTTTCTTATCTGTCTTCTCGTCCATAAAGTAACGAGGATCAAAGCGGCGTGTGTTCTTTCTCATTTCTTTTCGACCTCGGAACCTTTCTTCCGTGAATCGTTATCGGGGCGCTTGCCTTTCCAGCCACCCAAATCAAGAAACTTTTTCCAACTGGTCTCTAATCTATCTTTGGAGGGGCCCTTAACTTCATCAGTTCCCTCGCCAAGACCACCAACCTTATAAATCTGATATGCAGTAACCCAACTACGAACGTTGGAAGTTCTTTCAACTATCATATCTATTTCTTCTTCCTTTGTTAGTGTCACGGTGTTATCAGTAATCTTCTTATATTCTTTCTTGAGGAATTTTGCAATGTCAGCTATTCTCTGCTCAATATCGGATTCAAAACCATTGGCATATACTTCTTTAAGCTGAACTTCGGACTGATAGCTCAGACACATCTTATCCCCGTAGAATCTGACGTTAAAACCATCCATCACCCTCTTATCAAGAATAGGATCACCCTCTTCTCTTTGAAGTCCTGCTTGTAATTTTTCTCCCTTATCGTCTAAAGCACCATCATAGGCATTTGCTGCCGCTTGTGATAGTCCCTGAACAATTTCGTATACTGTAGCCATTATTTATTTTCCTCTTTTGTTGGTCTCCAACCACTTAACCAGCGAGCTTCTCTGCCGTCGACATATCTTTCAAAACATGCGTCACAACAATTAAACTTTATCAAATTAAATCAATTTTCTCTTGCCATTGATCGTTTTTCTTAACTTTTTGATAAAGCTCTTTCATTTGGGCAAGATATTCTTTCTCTTTTTCTTCATCCCAATTTGCTTTGGGGTTCTGAATTGTTTCATCTCCATACTTGTCCGAGATAGCTTTTTCGATGGCGGCAATACGATTTGGATCATCCTTCATTATTAAACACTCTATACGCCCCATATGTAACGGCAATTCCGCTAGCGGCGCCGGCGGCATACCACATCCACTGGTTTCTTGGAGAGTGTTTCTTTATCATTTCTTGCAAGCTTCCTATTTCTAAATCTTTTTGCTCCAAGACCAAATCATACTCATCTTTTAATGATGTATATCTAATATCAAAGTTCTCTCTCTCAAGTCCAAATTCAATTTCTTTTTTTTCGAGTTCGGTATCAACTCTTAAATTACATTCTGCTGTTCTGAAATTTGTTCTGGAGAGGATCTCTACTGTGGCGTTCACATCAAATAAAACACCCTCATATCGGGCGCACTCGTTCGTTCCCATAATCGTAAACTTTCCAGGGTCTTCGGCGGCTGCGAGCGATGTTAACAATAAAAAGCTAAGGAGCATGCTCGAATCCGTAAACTTCTTCTATTTCCTCGATTAGTGCATCTTCGTTTTCAGAAAAGTCTTCAATATACTTTTCTCGGTATTCTCTTCTTGATCTTTCAAGTTCAAGTTGGCTCTCAAGATAATTTCTTTCTAACTCTGCGAGGGCGCCTTTATAATCTTCCAGCGCGTCTGCTCTACGAACTAACTCGCGCTCATGAATGTTTCTCAAACCATCGATCTGTGCTTCCAATGATGCCTGTTCCGCTTCATAAACACTCTCTAATTGTTTGTAATCCGAGCGATACTTGCCGACTACGAGGAGTGCGAGAATAACAATTAATATTTCTTTCCAGTGATCACAAACAAAATCTAAAATCTTCGCGCTAACCATTTAAACCCTTCAATGTGGCAATACCATCGATGACAGCTTGACCACCAATATAAAGTGCCGAGATAATAACCCAATCACTGGATTCGAGTCCCGCCGTAAGCATTAGGGTTGTGGCAGTTACCCAAACCAAGAACTTGCGAGAAATCATTTTCTCAATAAACTTGTCTACTTTGCCTCTTGCGTATGCCATCATTATTTACCTCTCTTTGCTTTTGAAATTTCAACTGCTGCTAATTGTTTTTGGGCAGCCTTTTTTGATTTTGGCTTTTTGGATAGAGCTTTTCCGCTGCCCTTTGGATAAACCTTATAGCCGCCCTTGACTTTTTTAATTGTCTCTTGTAGTCCATCATTAATCGTTACTTCAATACATTCTTCGTGGCTTTGATTTGGGTGTGCTTGATCACACTTTTGACCAGGATGAGCGCAAGGATCATATTCTTCTACCAACTTTTGAATATCTTCAAAATAGCTCTTATATCTTATTTCATCAGATGAATATTCTTTTTGTTCCCATTCACTTAGGGCGCTCCCCAAATCAACCAAAAGACCAATTAGGTCATCTTCGGCTATCTGTTTTGGACCATAATCAGAGCGATCTGGGCTGTCTGCTTCTTCTGGCGACCGGCCGCCGGCGGCTCCCAAAAGACCTGATCTACCACCAAAGTTACTAACTTCTCCCCCAAATTCATTTAATTCTTCTTTGATAATCTCCTTAAGTCTTTCTGTGGTAATTTTCATTTTATCTTCCTCTTTCAATACCATTCATACATAGTATCGCGATTAATCCCGGGACATTTCTCCGAACAAAAAAAGCGTCTCTGTGCGTCCACCAACGTAAGAAATTGCTGCCTCTAAATGTTTACTGATTTTTGGGTCAGCAACCATATCCTCCGAAGCCACTAAAATAAGCGTTCCAGTTTGTGGCTTTCCGCTTGGAGGAGGGCATACAGCACGAGTTAAACAATTGTGAAGAATCAGGGAGCCAAGCTTTGCTGTGGCCGGATCTTTAATAACCGTCGAACCAATAAACATTCTTCCCGTCTTTCTTAAACAAGTTTCCAAATCCTTTGAGTCAAAAGATTGAATGGGCGAGATCTCGGTCGAGAGTTTCAAAATTTGTGCTAATAGTTTTGCGAAAGCAGTATTAGCATATGGATAAAGCCCAAGCATTCCAACATTTCCTCTCAACAATTTCGTCTGTCTTTCATTATCGATAATAATATGAGGCAAATCAGTAACATCATTTATCAACGAAAGAGCATTCTTACTGATCGTTGGGTTTAAAGATTCTTGTGCTGTCGGCCAAGAAACTACATATACGACTTCGCCACCAGCCTGAACTGATTTTAAATAACGATCAAACACTTCTTGTAAAGCAATAACAGAGGAACCAGTTCCCCCGCCACCGCCGGCAAGAACAATCAACCAATCAACATTTCCTAGTTTCGTTCTTAGGGCGTCTTCAACG